ACTAGTTCGGTTGATGCTGTAAACAAAAATACTGGTGAAATGACCCGCGTTGAGGTAACAGGTTCTGCACAAAGCAGCAAACTAAAACAGATGTTAGCGGGATTAAAGAAAAATAATGACGCATGAAACAAATATTGAAATTATAAAAAGTCAATGCTATATTCGGAACCTAGTTATTATTATATTGAATCTCGGATTAAGTTAAGTTCTCGCATGAAATATCAGAAACATAAACTGAAAAATTTGTTAGAAGTTTTTAACCCTGAGATGACAGAATGGCAGAATATGGCAGCCAATGGGTATGACCGAATCTGGGACCGTGGAAACTCTGTATGGATCATGATACAAAAATAAGTATAGGTTTCATTTATAAACAGAACCCATAAATACATCTAAACCGAGGTGAAATCTTGCAAAAACGCACTCGCAGTATTCTTGATGAACTAGAAAACCATATTGCCAAGCGCGATAGGGAAAAACTCATTGAGAGTCGTGCAAGCAACGTCATAGCCGGAGCGATTAATCTGATTAACTATATTCGTGAAAATTATGACACCACTGTTTCTGAAGAGCTTGAACGCAGATTATTAAACAGTATTCGCTCGCAAGATCCTAAAAAATTTGTTCGCGGCATAAGGAAAGCATCTGAAAATGAAACGTAAAAATTCCAATAAGAAACTGCAATTACAAGAAAATATTGTGACCAATATAGCAAAAGGCGCTGCAGGATTAGTGACGCCTGGCAAGTCTTTTAGATCTGAGTTTCAAAAAGGGCAAGGAAAAGATGAAGTCAACAAAGCTTCCAAAACTTACGTTAAGCAATGGAACATGTCAGCTGGCAGATATCCGGCTGGTAATACCCTAGAAAATCTACGTAATTATGCCAACAGTATAATAGCACAAATGACTGGATTTAATCAGACTGCTGCTGATCCTGCAGCAATCGGAGTTAGTGTAGATCCTGCAACAGGTCAAATTAATGATCAAAAATCAGTTGACAACTACATTAAACAAGTTGTCGGGCAAGCCATGAATTTGAAAATAACCGGACAGCCAAGTATAGCAGCATCCACTGCGCCTACTGCTACTACAACAAGTCAGCCAACTTCTGTTAGAAATGCAATGCCAAATGCACCATCTATTACTCGCAGGCCAGTTCGACCGATAGGCAGCAGAAATAATGTAGCATCGCCAGTGACCGTTAAATCCCTGGTTAACAGTTTTAATAGTCTTTCTAAAAGTCGGCAACAAGAGTTTTTAAGAAGAATACAACAAACAAATATTACAGCACCAGCAGCACCAGCAGCAGCACCAGCAGCAGCACCAGTACCAACAGCAGCACCAGCAGCAGCACCAGTACCAACAGCAGCACCAACAGCAGCACCAACAGCAGCACCAGCAGTGAATCGACGGGTGTTTAGAGAAGATGATGCAGAAAATACAGTTAACAAGTTAGATTTTGAAAAATTTATTCGTGAAGAAAATGAATATCGTGATTTTCACAATAAGTTAAAGAAGGCTATTAACCAATGAAGTTAACTGAAAGTGGCAATGTATTCGGTGACGGTGCAGTCAAACGAGAATACATCAAAGGCATAGTCAAAAAAGTTCAGTCAGAACTGCCAAGTCAAATTACCTCAGTTGCTGATATTGGTTCCGCCGGCTATAAAGTAGAAAGCGGTGATATAGATATCTTTTTAGATGCCAATGATGTCATGAGTTATTTTAAATCTGCTGATGAAAAATCAGCCAAAAAAGAATTAGAAGCATTCATGAAACACAAAGGTTATCTTGCTAAAACTGTAGGCCGAAATGTTCACGTTGAAGTGCCTTATAACACGCCTGGCGGTGAACGTCGTGCTCAAGTAGATCTAATGGTGATAGTTGACGCCAGGCGTGTAGCTGATTGGCATCAACATGGTCCACGCGGCATGTATAAAGATCCTGATTTTAAAGCTGCGCATTTGTTTATTTTGCTAAACAGCATAGGTAAATTTCTTGGCCTTAAAACAGATGCATTTGCCGGCAAAGTCATGCGCAGAGACGACAATACAGTGGTAGCAGATAATCGTGCAGATGCTGCCAAAATACTATTAAATAAAAATGCTAAACCTTCAGATTTAGACAGTGTTAAATCTATATTACAAGCATTGGCGAGCGATCCAGACCGAGATGCTAAACTAGCTCAAGCCCGCGACGATGAAGCCAAAGGCCTAATTACACTACACGAATCTCGTCGAGTTGGCACTGCCAATTGGTTTAGAAATTTATTGGATAAAATATGAGATTTCATGAAATAATATCAGAAGGTGGTTGGGATACGGAAGTGACACAAAAAACCGTTGTCACTCCAAAAGTTGTGAAAATTGCTCTACATAGAATGCAACATTTTATTGCAGAGTTTAATAATTGGCTTAAAAACAAAGGCCTCAACACAGTAAAAATGGGTTTTCCCACTGGCAGCAGCACATATCATGATGTAGATCCTGAAGACAAAATTTATGGTGACATTGATCTTCAAATTGTGGTGCCTGATTTGAATACAGAAAATAAAACTACAAGTCAGATGCAATCTGAATGGTATAAGTTAGAAGATCAATTTGTAAAAGAAACTCGTCCAAGCTATGTGCATTCTGACAGTGAGCCAGGTCATCCAATTATAAAAATAGCAGATGATGCGTGGGTTCAGGTTGACATGATGATTCATCCACAAAGATTAGAAAAATGGGGACGTTATCGTACTACACCTGAGCGTGGTGTAAAAGGCTTGTTGAATGGCAACATGTTCAGTGTATTAGGTGAAATGTTGACCATGAGCATTCAGCATGCTGGTGTGCAGTTTAAAGTACGCGACCGTGTGAAACAGCCTTATTCAACAACCCGCAAAAACTATGAGTTGGTGACTCTTACCACTGATATTGAAAACTTTGTGTTGGATATATTCCGGCATGAAGCTGAGATGATGGGAATAAAAAATCCCAAGATTGCTGATTTATTGAAGCAGCATCCCGGCAGCAATGTTGATGAAATCAAGATCAGCAATCTAGCCAAAGCAATCAAAGGCATGGCTGAGAGCTTTGAAATCAATCGTATGTACGGCAAGGGAGATTTAGCTCACTATCGTAACAAACACGATTTTTTAAACAGATTTTGGGAAAATTATGAAGCCAAAGCTGTTAAAGAAATCAATGCTAAAAAAAGAGATAAAGCTTCAACTCCAGAGGCTATTGCTCGTGCTGAAGAAGACAAACGAAAAATCATGCAAGGTTTAGATTACGTGAAGGCTATGTTTGCTGATGATCATACTTGAGTTTATTCAAATGCTCACAGAGGGTGCTCGCATAGATCACCCAGAAGATTTGATATTTAGTGATGGCACTGCCGGAGCCAAGCGTGCTCTAGAAGCACTAAAGCAAGTACCAGGCAAAACCACAGACATCACTATCAAATATGATGGATTTCCTGCACTGGTATTTGGTCGTAATGTTGATGGTGTGTTGGTTGTGGCAGACAAACACATGTTTACAAAAAAAGATGGTTCAGGCAGAGTTACCAGTGTACAAGATTTCATTCAATACGATGTGAATCGTGGTGCGAATCGTGGCGATCTGTACAAAAAAATGCAAATATTATGGCCTGCACTGGAACAAACGGTGCCTGCCAACAGTCGAGGTTATTATTGGGGAGATTTGCTGTGGACAGGCAGACTCACACCAATGCAAGATTATTATCAGTTTACGCCCAATACTGTCACATATGCTGTGCCAGTGAAATCAGATTTGGGTCACAGAATAGCTCGCAGTGTAGCTGGCATTGTGGTGCATCAGTTCTTTTCAGACTTTGATTCAGAACCTCAGTTATTGAAAGGCATTGGTGATCTAAAGAAGGATGGACCAGTGTGTATAATCACACCAGACATGCCAGATCAAGTTGGTTTGAAAGAACCAGTTCAATTAGTCAAAGCTGCAGAAAAAGCCGTGAATAAATATGGTGCTGCCGTAGATCAAATGCTG